ATTGGGCCTTGAGATTGTCAGATTCATAGACTACATAGAGTTTGTGGGTGTGTCGGGAGATGGCGACAATGGCCAGAGAATCCACGTTCATCAAACCAGCGTCCTCGTTGGTAAGCACGAGTGCTAGCTTTTTGTGGGTGGAGCCTGTGGCTGATCGCACTGAGAATTTGGGATTTGGGGTGGTGCCCAGAAGAGAAGCAACAGTGTTAGCATTGAAGGAGATTGCAGGGACAGTGGGGTTACGTTCAAACCAGGTAGAATCAAAGGGAACAAATTCTATGTCATCTACAGTAGAGGAGTTGGTGACAAGGTTATAGTTGAAGATGTTGTTGAGAATGAGGATAGAGGAGAGGGTGCACCTGTAGCTCAATCGATATTCATGCGTGGTGAAGGTCTTCTTCGCCAGGACGTGGTTGACTATCGATTTCCCTTCACCCTGGTTTTCAAGGATGTTGGGTTGCTTGGGATCACCATGGAGTTCAAGGACAGAGGGTTTGGCCTTTTCAAGGATGACAGTGAGGAGGTCCAGATCCATGGATTGGAATTCGTCCACTATGACCCTTTGGAAGACAGTTGTGTTAGTAACAGCCTTGTGTTGGGTGAGGAACTTGGCAGGGCAGGATTTGTAGGCACTGGAAAGATCATAGGGGGAGACAACAAGGGTGTCGGCCGTTGCCCTATGACTAGCGGCAAAGCGGGTTTTTCCAACACCAGGACCACCGAGAAAGACAAGGACCTGGACTTTGTGGGAGATTGGGAGCATAGGTAGGGCTTTCTTAGCATTGGTTAGAACAGTGTGGAGACCAACAGTCTCAGCGGGGGTCGAGAGAGCTGAGAGTTGAGTGGCCAACCTGCTGTTGAGGGCCTGAATATCTTCCATGGAAAGGCAGAAATCCCAGGAAGAGTCTTCAGATGGGTTGCACTGGATTATTTGCCCATCCAGTGTGGCCGGGTGAAGGGATTTGCAGACAGCACAGGAGATAGAATCGACAACAGAAGGGGGGTGTACAAGCAGGGAGGCATCAAAATGGGAACCAACAGAGTCTGGAAGAAGGGAAGTGCCAAATTCATCGCGGCAGTCCCAGGAATTGAACTTCTTGAC